ATTCTCCCCGTCCAGCACGTGCACCTCGCTGGCGCTGAAGAGTGCGCCGGTGCGCATCGTCACGGTGAGCACGGTGGCCCGATCCCAATAGTCATGTGGCCCATCGGGGATGGTGCCGGCCACGGTGCCGACGCCGAGCATGCTGCCGAACGAGGCGATGGCATCATAGGTCGTGTCGTCCGGCGATTTGAACGCGACCGAGAAGCGAAAGCCCGGGTCCAGGGTGTAGATGCCCAGGTAGAAGCCGGCGTCATCGTGCGCATCGGCCAGCAGGCCCGTATCGAGAAACACCAGCATCCCGTCAGCGGGTGGGTACACGGGTGTGCCTGCCGCTGGGGCCGGGGTGCCGAGGTGAGCGCTCGCATACGTGGTGCTGTTCTCGACGATGGCCTTGAGCTGCAGGATCCCCGACGCCCCGCGGTCGGTCTGGAGCACCCGCACCTGATAGGCGGCTTCGGTGGTCTCGATGGTGACGACATCGGCCGGCTCGACGCGGCTGTATTTGGGGCCGACCTGCACGCCGACTTGCACGCGCTCGACCCAGGCGGTATAGAGCGTCTTCTCGGCGAGTTGCTTGGCCTGATCGGCGTCCATGGTGATCGGCACTTGCAGCGTGTGGGGGTCGCCGCTCCACATGCTCGACTCCGGGGACACCAGGCGCTTGGCATGCTGCACACTCGTTTGGAAGTCGCGGGCCGGGTCGATGTAGCTGACCTCGACGCGCATGGGCAGCTCCAGGTCGGGCAGGCGCGTGCGCTCGACCAGGATGGGCGCGGCCTGGCCGTCCTCGTGCGCCCCGAGGTCCGCTTCGGGGATGGTGAGCGCACTGGCCTGGCCACGATTGACGCCGACGAGCTTGCCGTCGCGCTCGACGACATCGACGAAATACGCTTGCAGCAGCGGCAGCAGGGCCTCGCGGGCGGGCAGGCGGCGGGCGAGGGCGTAGCCCGAGACGAGCTGCGTCTGGTCGCTGACATCGTAGTCACTCGCGGTCAGTCCGGCGCGCTGGTAGAGATCCGCCATGATCTCGCTGAGCGGGATCGGCGCACAGAGTTGCGGCACGACACAGCTCGGATCGGGCTCATCCGGCAGCGTGAGCTGCCACACGCCAATCGGCGTGAAGCCGTCGCGGTAGGCCCACAGGGCGGGTGTGCAGATGTCATGGACATGGCCGCGAATCGCATCCTGCTCCGGTGGGTCTTCATCGGTGACGCCCCAGTCATCGGGCAGAGTATAGCTGCGGGCGATGGTGAAGGTGGTCATGTTGAGCTGGTGGAAGGTGGAGGTGTTGTCCCCCGTCGCACTGTTGAAGGATTCCCTGATCCAAAAGCAGCCCTGCACGCTGCCCCGTCGCACCACGCTTTGATGCGAGGCATGACCGAGGGGCGGGTCGCTGAAGCTCTCGACGATGCTGAGGCTGGTCAGATCAAACTTGGCGGCGATGTTGGGGCCGAGGGTCCAGCTCCGCTGATAGATGACCAACAGGCTGTCGCTGTCGGCATCATAGCCCACCAGCTCAATGTGGCCGTCGCCGGTGAAGTCCAGGGTGACATCATACTCGGTCACCACGCCAGCCGTGGGTTCAATGCGGTAGAGACGTTGATCATCCCCAGTCCAGACATTGCCGTCCGCATCCACGGCGATCTGATGCGTCCCGCTGACGGGTGTGAAGACCGAGACTTCCCAGGTTATCGCCGAGAGATCCGCGGGCAATTGCGCCAGGTAGAAGGCCCCGCTGCCGACCTGTGAGTAGGCGTAGACCACGCTGCCTGCGGCTTCGAGCCATTGCAGATTGCCATGCAGGGCCGGGCTCGTCGTCATGACACTGCCGTCTGTGGCACTGATCCGCACCAGCAGCGCCGCACTGCCGCTGCTGTCATCGATGTAGATGGTCTCCCCATCTGGGCTCAGCGTGAAGAAGGACGTGCCCCAGCTCTCATCGACCTGAGCAATGGTGTGATCGATCGTGCCGTGCTGCGTATCGACGGCGGTCAGCAGGGCGATGGGTGAGCCGCTGAGGTTGATCGCCCACAGGAGATGATTGGCCTGGTCGAGCAGCAGCGGGTCCGGCTGCCCGCCGCTGCCGAAGGCGAGGTCAAGAAAGGTCGCGTCCATTTAGGCACTCTCCGGCTCGCGGCAAATCTCCGCCGTGAACGTGGGGTAATGGCTGCCGAAGTCGGCCAGCGGAAAGCCGTGGCCGCCGCCGAACGCGATGTAGGCCAGGCCGCGATAGGCGGGCACCTGGCCCAAGCCCTGCGCCGCCTCCATCATGCCGTTGGGCATCTGCTCCTCGGTGCCCAAGTAGAGCTCCATCTCGCCGGGGTACTTCTCGGTGGCCGGCAGCGCGCGCGCGTCATAGATGAGCTTGCCATCGGCCCAGACGCGTCGGTAGTGGTCGATCGGCCCGGCCGTAAAGGCCACCGCAATATGCCCCCAATAGGTGTAGCTGGTCGAGCTGCCGCCCCCGCCCTTGCCCTTGCCGCCCCCCTCTTCGGTGGAGGAGCGCGTCTCCAGCTCCTGGCCCCAGATGACCGTGCCGGGCACCCGCACGACGCCGTAGACGATGGGGATCGGGGTGCCGTAGCTGACGCTCTGGATCTGCAAGTCGGTCAGGCGCGGCCCGATGACATCCGGCGCATCGGGCGCGAAGAGCAGCGAGCCCAACGTGCTGCCGACCGCGAAGCCGATGGAGATCAGCGTCGCGATGGTCGCCGCGGTGACACCCACCGCCACCCCCGCCCCCGCCGCCGCCGCCGCAAACGCCACCCCGACCGCTAAGACGGCCATGGTGCCACTCCTCTGCCGCTGGGATAGGCCGCCCGCCAGGTAAAGGCCCGTCGCCAGGTGTCCCGCCAGTAGGCATCGAAGCGCTGCTCGACGACGCGCCGGGCGAGGGGCGTCGCATGGATCAGCGAGAACGGCTCGGCCCCGTCGGCCGCCAGCGCGACATAGCAGGGATAGCGGCCGTGATCATCAAAGGTCAGCACATCCCCAGGGCGCACGGCCTGCAGGCTGGGCAGGTCGTCCAACACCTCTCGGCAGGCGGCTTCGAGCGTCACGCCATCGGCGTCCCGGCGATAGGCGCGCACGCTCAGGTCGAAGAGGCCGCACGCCTGCGCCAGCCAGCGCACCAGCCCGCCGCAGTCCATCCCCGTGTCGGGCCGCACGCCCTGATGCTTCCAGCGCACGCGCCGGGTGACCAGGCTGCGCGCCAGGGTGATCAGATGGGCACGCGACACCAGCGTGACGGGGGCCTCACACATCGCCGCCTCCATCGCCGCCGAGTTGGTCCAGCGGAATGGGGGCGCCGGCGCCCGACAGGGGCATCGTCGGGGCGCTCACGTCCGGGTAATTGCGGGCCACGAAGTCCTGGCCGGGAATATGCGGCTCGCCCCGGAAGTTGAGCACGTTATCGAACTTGCCGATGCAGGTCTCCAGCCGCTTATCGCAGCCCGCTCGGGCGCGGTAAGCCGTGCCGGTGGCGATGACCATGGGCGTCGGCAGCCACAGCTCGAAGCTGCCGCCCGCCACAAAGGCTTTGATCTCCATCGTCAGGCCCGCGTTGGCGCCATCCAGAAACGTGATCGCGCCATGCTCGAAGTAGCCGGTCGCTTCGCCACGCGCGGTGTCAAAGACGTAGCGGTTGCTGCCCCCCGTCGTCACCGTGCTCTCCACCGTGAACGCCGCCGGGTCCACGTGACAGCGGCGATCGTAGAGATCGGCCCGACAGTCGGGGGTCGTCACCTCAAGGATGTGGCGGGTGAGGGCCTGGGTTAGGCCCCGTAGCTCGGCGCCGAACATGCCCCGCTTGAGAATCACCTGCCCCAGGAAGCCCCGGCGCTCGTGCAAGGCGCCCTGCGACAGGTCTTGCCAGTTGACTTGCGACACCAACACTTCGGCCCCGTCGTAGCGCCCGGCCAGCATATCCGCTTCGGTGATCGCCGCGTCATCGAAGACCGCCTCGACATCGAGATTATCGACCGCCAGCGCACCCGTGCTCTGGACCGCGGTGCGGGTGAAGCCGGTGGCGGCGCGGTAGGTGTGTCCGCCGAAGACGATATCCTGATCATGATCGGTGAAATAGAGCGTCACGCCGTCTTGGCGCATGATCTTCCACAGGGCGCACAGCGTCACGACCTCGCCGGCGAGATGGGTCGCCAGCGCGGCGCTGATCGACTTCATCGCGTCCTCCCTTAGAGTCGCAGCTCGACGACCTCGATCTCGTCGGCTTGCCCGATCTCAAACTGCTCGAACGAGGTGGGCAGGTGATCGATGTAAAAGCGGACCGGCACATGAAATTCGCCACTCCAGGTCAGTTCCGCCGCGTCGGCGGGCGGACTCGTGAAGGTGACGAGGCCGGTCGTCTCGTTCACCGTCCAGTTGCCCACCTGTTCCACGCCATCGGCGTAGACCCGCACGGTGTTGCCGACCGGCTTCTTGATCGGGCGCACATACGAGGCCCCGCCGCCAGGACTATAGGTCTTCTGCAACTGGAACGTGTCCTCGCTGCCGTCCCCCGTGCCGAAGACTTCCAACGTGGCGGTACAATCCGCATGATCTTTGAATCGAAATCCCGTCGCCTTGCCGCGCATCGCCCGGAAAAAGCTAATCAGCTCGGTCAGTTGCGCGGGCGTGCGGACGCCGTAGCTCAGGTTGTAGCGCGCCCGACTCTGCTCCCAGGTGACGAGGCGTTGCTCATGTCCGGCGCTGGTGATCGTGACGAGCGTGCTGTACTCGGCGCCGCCGCGTGAGCCGTAGCTGATCGCGGTCGGCAGCAGCACTTCGGCAAAGCTTGGAATGGTCGCCATTGAGCGCTTGACGCTCCTCTGTTCCCCTGAGACGATGGCTCACCGGGCAGATGCCCTGCCAGGGATTGACACCTAAATGCTCCGCTTCTGCGCGCGCTGCAGGGCGAGCGCCAGCTGCCCGCTGAGCTGCCCCTGTGAGGCGCGGAAGCTGCCGATGTCTGGGGTCTGAATGTTCATGACGACCTGAATCGGCCTGCCGCTCTCCATCCGCGTCGGGATCTTGCCGCCTTGCAAGGGGATCACGGCTTCCGGCCCGGATTCCCCCACCATGGCCAAGGTGGGGCGGTTCACCAGCCCGCCGGCGGCGAACGCCGGGATCGCGATCCCGGCGAAGCCTGGGGAGACCCCGCCGAGCAGGGCCACCGCCGCGCTCGGCCCCAGCGCACCGCCCAGCGAGGCGGTCACATCGACGCCGCCGACGGCCGCCGTGGGGGCGAGCAGGCTGCCACCAATGGCGCCCGCGCCGCCGGAAGGGAAGAGGCTGGCGAGCCACCCACCCCCCCGGCGCCACCACCAGAGGAGCCGCCCGCCATGGCAGACAGGGCCGCGGTCGCCTGCACCACGGCCCCGGTGAAGGTGGTGAGGGCACTGCTCGCGATCCCGGCGGTCGGGGCCAGCCCAGTCGCGCCACCCGCGACACTGCCGACGATATCCGACCACGATTTGCCGGCATTGGGAAACAGGGAGGTGGGCAGGATGGAGGCGATCCAGCTCCCCACCGATGAGCCGGCCTCGGCGAGACCACCGCCACCCTCTGGCGTCTTGGTCAGGCCCAGCGCGCTGCCGACGCCGCCGAGAAAATTGCGCGCCACGCCGACGAGCGGTTCCGTGAATAGCGTGCGCGTCAGGCCGCGCGACAGCTCTTCCATGAGCCCCTGGCCAAAGGCCTTCACATCGAATTTTCCGGTGGTGAACAACTTCACGAAGGCATCTTCGACGGCTTCGATGCCGTGCAGGGCCAGCTCTTGGAACTGCTCCCAGCCGCTCTTGCTGTTCTTGAGGAACTCGCCCAGCGGGTCTTTTTGGCGGTCGAGCATCTGTTTGAGCGCGGCGTTGCTCGTCACGGCCGCCCGGATCCGGGCGACGTCCGCCTCGCCCACGTCCTCGCCCTTGGTGGCCTTGAAGGCGTGGATTTGCTTGAGCACCTCCAGCTCTTTCTCGCGCTCGGCTGGCATGAGCCCGACCAGCCCCAGCTGCGCCGCGAGGAGGGCGTTCTCGTCGCCCAGGTCCTTGAGCACCTTGGTGATGTCGTAGGCCTGATTCTCCTGGCGGATGGCCTCGGTGATGCGATGATGCTGCTCTTCCAGCCCCTGCAGGGCCACACGCCGCGCCTCATCGTTGGCCGGGTCGTACACCTCCGGCTGGCGCAGCTTCTGCATGGCCGTCTCGAGGGCGCTGGCCTCGCGCCGGAGCGCGGAGAGCGTCTCGGTGTGCGTCTCCTCTGGCGTCTGCGCTTCTGACAGCCCAAGCCCGAGCTGCGACTGGCTCTCCGAGAGGGTGTTGGCGAGCGTCTTGGCGGTGTCCCCGATCTCGATCGCGGCCTTCTGGCGCCGGATGGCCTCGGCGGATTGATCGTAGACGTGCTTGAATTTGAGGACCTCGGCGGAGAGCGGGCTATACCCGGCCTCGATCATGCGCTTGATGCCGCTTTCGGCCTCGCGCATGCGATCTTCGGCGGCTTTCAGGCTATCGCCGAAGAGGGCTTCAGCGGCGTCGATGGCGGCGAACTCGCGCGATAAATCCTGCAGGAGATTGAGTGCTTCCTTGCTACGCCCGAACGCCTCACTCTGGGCGTGCGCCTGCTGGAAGCCGCGCCCCAGCTCGCCGAAGACCTTGTCGGTGCTCGGCACGCCGAGCCCCTGCAGCTCTTCGATCGCCTTCTTGTAGGCCTCCGCCTTGGCCTTGGCGGGGTCAAAGGTGGGCCCCAACAGCTTGGCCTTGGCGTCGATGGCGGCAAATTCCGTGTCGAGCTTCTGGCGCGCCGCCCGTACCGCGTTGGCGATCTCGTTTGGTTTGGCATCGACGGTCGTGGATGGACCCGTGAGGCTTTTGGTCAGGCCCGATCCCAGTGTGACCTCGGGGGGCTTGGCCCCGGGGCTCAGGGCCTTCTTGGCCTCCTCCAGGCGCTTCGTCAGCTCGGCCCGCTTGCCGGGGTCAATCGTCTTGTCGAGTTCCGCCTGCATGGCGCGCATCACATCACCTGAGCCCGCCATTTGCTCGTTTTGCGCCTTGAACTGCTGCTCCAGTTGCAGGGTACGCTGCTGGGCGGCCAGTTGGGCATTGCTCATCTGCTGGAGCTGGTAGACCACCAGCGCCAAGGCGGCGGCGGCCGCGATCGCGCCCACGACAATGATGCCGGCAGTCCCCAGGAATGCCGCGATACCAGCCAGTGCACCGATGGCCGCCGAGGCGACTCCAGCCATGGAGCCGATGGAGGAGATGAGCGTACCCAGCGCGAAGGTGACCGGTCCCAGGGCAATCAGGAGCCCTGTCAGGCCGATGACCATCTCCTGGATTGGGACGGGGAGCTGCGCGAAGGCGGTGACCGCTTGTGACGCCATGTCGAGCAGCGCTTTGCCGAAGTCGACGAGCGCCTTGACGGCCGGCTGGAGCTGCTCACCCGCCTGTGTCGCGAAGACCTGGAGTTTCGCCGAGATCTCACTCAGCGCTTGCCCGGTCGTCGCCTTCATATTCTGGAACTTCTCGGTGACGCCGCTGGAGGCCCCCTGGATGGTCTGCAGGGAGTCGCGGAACTGATTGGCTTGCGTGCCAGCCGTGGCCATCACGCCAGCCAGGGCGCGTGTCTCGGGCACCAGCTCTTTGAGGGCGCCCACGTCGCCATGCGCCGCTTGCACCAGGCCGATCAGCGTCTCCGTGAGCCCCTTGCCGCCTTGCGAGGGATCGCGTAGATTGGCCCGCACTTCGAGGACGGACGTCCCGAGGTGGCGCAACGCCTCGATGACGCCCGGTGTGGGCGCGGATAATCCCAGGAGGAGGGCGCGCAGCGAGGTGACGGCTTCTTCGGCACCGACGCCCTGCCGCGTGAACGACGCCACGAAGTTGGCCGCCTCGGCGAGGCCGACGCCCGCCGACGCCGCCACCGACACGACACGCCCCATGGAGCCCGCCAGCTCGTTGGCCTCGGCGCCCCCGACTTCGGTGGCGCGGGCGAGGATATCGCCCGCCTCGGCCGCCTTAAGCGAGCTCCCCTGATACGCGTTCATGGTGCCGACCAGCAGGCGCGCGATGTCGACCGTCTGCCCCATGCCGGCCGCCGACGCCTTGGCGGCGACGGTCAGCACCTCCATGGCCGCGGCGCCCTTAATGCCGTTGCCGGCGATGAAGTAGAAGGCGTCGATCAGCTCTTGCGGCCCCTTGCCGACATCGGCGGCCAGGGCGTTCAACGGCCCGCGGATCTGCTCGACCGCTTCCCGGCTCATACCGCCGAAGTTGACGATCTTGGTGATGCCGGTTTCCAGCTGGTTGGCAAAATGCACCGCGGCGCCGGCGGCGGCGCCCAGGGGGGCGGAGATGCCGAGGGAGAGGCCCGCGCCGGCCGATTGCAGCTGACTGCCAAAGCTCCGCAGACGGGCGCCCGCCGCATCGAGCCCGGACGTAAAGCCTGAGGCGTCGACGGTCAAGCGCGCGATCACGTCCCCGACGGTCGTGGCCATCTATGACTGCCGTTTCTTGGGCGTAAAGAACGCCTTCAGCCGCTGATACGCGGCGCGTTGGTGCGCCACGGATGACGCCGGCGCCGGCGGGGCGGCCGGCCTGGAGGCGTGGCCCACGAGGGGCCACTGGTGCAGGAGCAGGTCATCCACCGTGATCGCCTGGCCGCGCGTCTCCCGGTCGCGGTAGACCTCGGCGAGAATCGAGGCACACAGCGCGGCGCGCCGATCGTCCCGGAGCTGCCCCTCTTGCCAGCGGGCCAGGAGCTCGCGGTATTCCACGAAGGTCAGGGCCCAGACGGCCGCCTCGCTCAAGCCGAGGTCGTAGCGGCCTCGGCTCCAGAGCTGGAGCCAGTCGAGCTCGTCGTCAAAGGGTCGGCACCGTCTGCCGTCGGGGCAGACTCCGACGCACGGCCGTTGCTCAGCGCGGCCGTAAAGGCCTCGGTGATCTTCTGGCTGACCAGGCCGATGTGCTCCAGCTCGAGCAGCTCGCCGGCCTGCTCCAGGGTGAGGGACGGATCCTCATGGCGCAGCCCGGCCCACATCACCACGAGCAGGTCGGTAAAACTCACCTCGCCCCGCTGGAACAGGGCCAGGAGGTTGAGCTTGGGCACCCCGTAGACCCGCTTCAGCTCGTCCTCGGCCAGCTTCATGGCCCCGAGGGTGAGCCGCAAGGTCCGCGGTTTGTCCAACTCCAGGGGCACGCTGAGTTTCCAGGGCATGGGGCTCCTTAGACGAAGGTCGGCGCGCCCGCGAACTTGAGGCTGGCATCGAACGTCAGGATCGCCTTGGCGTCGGCCTTGGGGCTCATTTCCATGACCACCATCGCGGCATCGATCTCCAGCGGCGAGGGGTCACCGGGGAGGCCGGGGAAAATCAGCTGGTAGTTGGCCTGGTCGCCGGCGATGAAGTGGCTCAAGAGGCCGGTGGTCGCGTCCTGGGTGGCGTCCTCGGGGATGAAGTTGCCGGCGATCTTGATCTCCGCCTCTTTCATGCCGGGGACGAATTCCTTCCAGCTCGACGGCGTATCGTGGTTACTGGCGTCCAGGTCGTCGGCCTTGAACGTCGTATCAATTTTGGTGAGCTCGGCGATGGTGGTGAAGCTCTCCGGGCTGCCGCCATCGCCCAATTTGAGCAAGGTGCCTTGCGCCCGTCGGGCTTGCGTGGCCATGGTGTGTCCTCCGTAGGTCTTGACATTCGTGACGGCACGTCAGGCGTGCCGTGAGCCGCCGCGTGCTTACGGCGTGGCGTCCACGCCCACGCCGAGCTTGACCGTCGTGCTCAGGCTGCCCGAGGTGGTAATGTAGAGCTTGGTGATGTCTGAGGCGCCCAAGAACAAGTCTTCCGAGTCGGTGTAGGACCAGACGAGGGGCACATTCGCCGTCAGCTCCAGCGCGACGCCGCTCGTGGTATTGATCTCGACCGTGCAGTCGTGGTCAGCCTCGATCGCCGCCACCCTGACGGCGGACACGTCGATGTGGACATCGACCTCCTGATCCGAGCCGATCACGGTCGCGCTGACCACTTGGGCGAGGTCGGTCGCAATGGTCTGCACCGTGCCCCCAATCGTGACCCCGCCGATGCTGAGCGAGCGGCTTAATTTATGATTCAGTGCCATGGCTGTCTCCTCCGATGCGGTTGCCAAAGGCGTCGTACAAGCGCCCGGACCCGCCGGGCGTGGCTGCGTCCGCTGCCGGCTCCGGGCCGTGCAGCTCGTCGTAGTGTTGCGCCAGGATCGTCAGGCTGAGCGAGTCAAAGGGGCATTCCAGGCATTCATACTTGGGCCGCCCGCCCCAGGGGCGCCCCATCCGGTAGTGTTCGCCCTCGACCAGCTCCATTACTCCGCCTCCCGGTGCACGGCATAATTGCAGGCCACCAGGGCCCGGTTGCTCGGGTCCGGCCCGACATCAAAGGGGCTCTGCAGCGCCTCGACGCCGAGGTAGCGCACCCCGGAGGTGAGGGTTTCGCCGTTGATCAGACTGAACGCATGCAACACCGCCCGCGCCGTGGCCATGGCTGACTGGTAGGTGGGCGCGCGCACGATGACGTGCAGGCGCCCCTCCTCGGAGCTATAACCGGTCTGCCCCAGCAGGCGTCCTGGGGGCCGGCCTTCGTACTCGATCAGGCCGATGGCCAGGTCGGGGGCCCCGGTGTCGGGGAGATCGGATTTGTAGAGATCGATTCCCACCTGGGCCACGCCTTGATCCTCCAGGTAACGCGCGAGATCATCTAAGAGCGGCATCGACGGGTTCCTGGTCCTGCAGCACCGCCGTCAGCGCCACGTGGAAGCGCGCCGCGATCGACGCCCAGCGAAAGCGCTCCTGCTGGACGCGTTGTAACCCCTGCGCCCCCCAGCCAGGCGCGGTGCTCCGGCATCTCATACAGCGCCTGCAGGCCGTTGATGAAGCCCTCTTGATCCGGGATGCCGCCCACGGTATTGATCCCCCGCGGGGTCACCGCGTAGCTGGTACACGGGATCAGATGCGCCGCCCCCTGGGCCCAATCGCCCAGCCCAGCATAGTCGCCGGCGAGCTGCGGGATGCCGCAGGCCATGCCCTCCATCGTCGGCAAGCCCCAGCCTTCGCCCTGGCTGGTATTGATCTGCACGTCGAAGGCGTTGTAGATGGTGCGCAGGGTGTCCTCAGGCACTCCCGCGATCGCCTTCGTCCCGCGGCCGGTCAGCAGCAGACGCTCCTGGAGGCCCCAATAGTCGGCCAGCTGCAGGAGGTCGATGCCGACATCGCGGGTGGCGCAGTGGAGATAGAGATAGGCGTGGTCGATCGGCTCCCGCCTGATCCACTCCGCCACGTAGAGCAGGCTCAGGTCCAGCCGCTTGCGCGGTTGATTGCGCCCGACGTTGCCGACGATGTAGGCGTCCTCCGGGATCCCCAGGGCACGGCGGCAGGCGCCTCGATCCATCGGGTAATACTGCGCCAGGTCGACGCCGTGCGGGATCACCAGGGATGGCCCGGTATAGCCGCAGCGCTCGGCTTCGTGCTGCGCCCACTCGGTGTACCAGATGGCCAGGTCCAGGCCCTCGGCCAGCGCCTTGGCCTCGGCGATATTCGGCGCGTCGATGGGCATATAGGCGACGAGCGGCATGGTCCCGATCTTCCCCATCTTCTCCATCTTCTCCATGAGCGTCTGGTGCAGGTCGACGAACTTGCGCACGATCCAGGGATCATTGAGGAGGACCACCACGTCCGGCTGAATCTGCTCGACCAGCGCCTGATAGCGCCCATGCCCCCAGGGGTCCCCGCCGGGTGAGGCCGGGTACATCTGGTACGGGAGACCGCAGTAATCCCCATGCCAATTGATCCCGAGCACGTGGATGTCCCAGTCGGCGTGGAGGTGCGCTAAGATGTGCTCGCTCACCCGTGCGAAGCCCGTCGTGGCGACGATATCGCCGCACCAGAGCAGGCGTGGTTTCCGCTCCGCGGCGAGGAGTTCATACGGCATGAGGGGTCCTCGTTTCCGCCAGGCCGCGCAGCGCGTCGGTCAACCGGATGGCGCCACCGCGCAGCTCCAGGACGACCACGGGTTCGCAGCCGAGGCGGTGCTCGAAACGCGTGGACAGGACGTTGGTCAACTCGGCGCCGTCGGCGGTGTCGTAGACGTGGGTGCCGGCGACCGCCCCGGAGGCCTCGATCCGCACGCGTAACGCGTTCATCCTCGGCCGTCCCTCCGCCGCCATGGCGCTTAGACGCAGGTCATCCATAGTTTGCCCACCGGGTTGGTCGCGTCCGGGACGCACTCGGCCAGGGCCCGCTGCACACCCGGAAAACCGATGTCATCGCCGCACAGCAATCCGCCGCGGCGCAAGAGCTGGCGATACGCCAGGAGGTCATGGCGCACCGAGGCGTAGTCGTGGCTGGCATCGATGAAGACCAGGTCAAACGGCTCGCCTGAGAGCTGTATTGCGGCCTCAGCACTACTCATGCGCCAGACCTCGACTTTGCCCTGCAGGACCAGGTCGGAGACGTTGACGGCAAACTCCCGATAGAGGGCGGTCGCCCCGCGCTGGTCCACCTCGCGCGTGGTCTCGTCGGCGCCGACGGTGGAGCCGCGCCAGTGATCGACCACGGAGACCACCCCGGGCGTGTGCTCGGCCAGGGCGCGGGTGGTGCGACCCTTCCAGCTTCCGATTTCGCAAATTCGCATGGCCTGCTGCGCTTGTTGCGCCAGCCAAGTCAGCTCCTCTGGCGACATCCAGCCATGTATGAGTAATGACCGAGAGATATCGATGGTGGAGATGGCTCGCATGAGCGCTCTTGCCTCTCTCGTCTGGCAAAAATGCGTAAATTTTGCGGATACCACCAACATGGTCCGGCGATCTTTTCCCATGCGTGGCGTACCATCTCGGTCATCTCCGGCTTGAGGATCAGGCCGGCCTTGCCGAGCTTCTCGACCCAATACGCATGCGGTTGCTCGTTGATATGCCCATCGCCGCCTTGGCCAGGTGTTGCCGCCGTGAAGAACAGGAATGTGCCGACATGCCGCGCCAGCGACTCACAGTAAGTGTCTGCGGCCGATGCCGGGAGATGCTCCGCGACTTCCCAGGAAATGACCCAATCAAAGGAGATTCGCGATAACCGCAGTGGCTTTGTGAGGTCCGCCTTGAAAACCGCCAAGGCTGGCCGCTCTATGCTCATGTCAGATCCCAGGGCATCGATGCCAAGCTGAAGTGCACCGCGCGGGATATGCCCCTCACCGCACCCCATGTCCGGCAACGTCTTCGGTTTCTCGAAGAGATGCAGCAGCGTCACAAAGCAGCCCCAGCTCCATTGCTGCGTCCAGCGGTGATTGGCCTGCCAGTCGGCGTCATACCGCATCGACGTAGCTCCATTCTGGACCCTGCCAGCTCTGCGCCTGATGGAACTGCGCATCATTCCCTAGCGCTGACTTGCGGCCGATATGGTCAACGAAGCATGGCGCTGAAAACAGGAAATACTCGCGCGTTGGATAGACGGCCTGGCTCCAATCCTTCAGCATCAAATCCCAGCATGTCGTCTGCTGTGACCAGTAGGGATCAGTCGCCGCATAGCGCAAGATCGATTCCGCATTGTCCGGCGTCACGACCCAGCATTGCGTCCCATAGAAAGACCTGATGCCCAGCTCAATCGCGCTGCCGCCGCGCTTGTAGGCGTGCAGGATTTCGCGATAGGCGCCATAGAACGAATACAGCGAGTACTCGCCCGCGTGATTCGATAGCCAGGCGTCCACGCTCTCCAGGAAGTTGCGGCACACCACGATGTCGTCCTCACAGACGATGATCCAGTCTGCGCCGCTGTCGATCCCCACACGCAGGCAATCCATGGCGGTCTGCATGGCGGATTGCCCCAGGCGGCCGAGGTGTACCGTCGCGGGGTATGCCTTCGCATCGAGCCGGTGCGAGCGCTCCCGTGAGCCCCCATCACACAGATGCACCACATGCGGAATCGCGCTGCGGAACACGCCGCCCCGGTCCAGGCTGGCCAGCGTCTGCGCCAGATAATTCTCGGCGCCCCGGTTGTAGGTGCCGATGCAGAGGGCGTAGGTGGTCATCCAGACCTCCTAGGCAAAGGGGTGGGTCCGTCCCGCCCCACTGTTAAACAACAGGCTGCGCTCGGCGCTGGTCAACAGGCGCCGCCAGACGCCGATCTCATCGGGCACGGCGTCGGCGGGGTCGATGTTGTTCGGGTTATGGCCCAGCGCGAAGCTCGCGGCCCCGGCATAGACGCCGAGGCTGTGGCTGGTCGTCAGGGGGGTACCGTTGTTTACCTGCAGCCCGATGACGTCCGTGACCGGATCATGCCACGCCACCACGCAGTGCCAGGCCTCCAGTGTAGCGCTGCCGCCGTCGACATGGACGCTATCGCTGCCGGTGGAGGACACGTACCATTGCCAGGTGCCGGCGTTGAGAATCAGAAAATATTCGCACGCCGTGCCGCCCCATTTGCCGAGCAGCGGTCGCACGTCACTGAGGCTGAGGGGATAGAACCACCCCGCGACCGTAAAGGCGCTATCGCCCCCTTGCAGATCCGGCGTACTGGCGCGACTGACGTAGCTCCCGCTGCCACAGTACAGCCCCTGGCCGATGCGTCCGGCCACCGCCAAGGCCACGCCGGTGGGGCTCAGATGGTTCCTGCGCCCGGTGGCATCGAGGCGAGTGCTGCCGCTGGCCTCCTCCAAGGCCCAGTAGGCCACCAGGCCGGTGAGCAGCGACGAGGCCGGCGCCGGGGCGGCTGGCCGCACGATGACGCTCGATTGTCCGCCTCCCATCCCGTAATGCGTCTGCCCTGCCCTGCCAAAGCGCATTAGGTCACCACCTGGTAGGCCAGCACCCGCACGGCCGCCGCATCACCAGACGCGCACAGGAACGAGCATCCGCTGGTCTGGTGCGCCAGTGCCAGTGATTCCCCAGAGGCCAGTGCGAACGAGTCGGTGGTCACCTCTCCTGCCGTCACGTCGAGATGCACGGCATCTGGCCCGTCATTGATCACGAGGCCGTATCCCAGAAAGCCGAAGAGCGCGGTCTCGACCACGCCGCTGACGCTGATGGCCTCCGCAAACGACTCGTTGATGAATGGCATCGATGCCCCCTCACCCCGCCAGGGCCCGGCTGATCGCCGCGGCCAGCTCTTGCAGAAACGTCGCCGTCTCGCGCGTGAACGGCCCCTCGAGGTATTTCCACTGCCCGACCTTGGCCCAATGCTTGTAGGACCGGCCGCGGGGGCTTCTTCCGCCCGTCCGGCCAGCCCTAGGATTCTCGTGGACCTTCAGGGCGTACCGCGCCGCGGCGCCGCCGTAGCCCATGGTGACCTCCAGGGTGCGCCCGGTGAGCGTCGGCCCTTGCACGTGTCCACTACTGCGCAGGCGCCCGGTATCGACGGGCACCTCCGCCTTACTGGCGGTCATGATGCGCTCGCCCTTGTGGCGCAGGTAAGCGGCCACGATGGTCATGGCTTTGGCGTCCAGCTGTTTGAGCTTGGCTTGGAGCTCTGTCTGACCCCTGATATCAACCTTGGCGACAATCGTCGACATGGTCCACCTATCGCGCGATCGCCACCAGTAATATCGCGATCATCAACACCGCCAGAGCGCTGGTGGCGATCCATTCCCAGCACATCAGACACCCCTAGCAGTACAGCTTGACCACCACGACGTGGCCCAGATCATCGACGTAGCGCTCGACTTTGACCAGGGGCGGTTGCGTGCCGTCGGGCAGCGTCAGGCGATCCTCGGGGCTGATCGGGTCGCCCGTGTTGAGCCACGAGACGGTGTCGGCGTCGAACACCTGGCCATCTTTGCTGCGGTACGACTTGCTGATGTACGTGACCATGGCCTTATAGGTGACGGCCGCCCCAAAGACGGGCGCGCCATAGGCGTCCCGCCCGCTGAGCGGCTCGATGGTCACCGTCATGGGGAACATCTGCGGCGGAAAGGCGGCTATGCCTACACCCCGTGATCGCGGATAAACGGCTGGATCAGGCGCTCCACAATGGGCGCCAAGCCAATGGCGGAGTTTTTGTCTGGCTGCCCATTGGCATTGCCGTAGGCGGTGTACAGATCGCCGATCTTCTGCTGGACGATCGTGCTGCCGGTCTGGTTGTGGTAGCGCTCCGCCGTCTCGATCTGGACCGCCAGCTTGGCGTTGCGCCGCACCTCATAGGCGGTGTCCCACAGCCCCGCGTCGAAGCTGATGTGCCAGAGCCCTGTCGGTATAGGCCAGCGCGAGGTATGCAGGAGTTGGCCCTGCTCGCTGAGCAGCGTGTAGTCGTCCGCCTCGACCGTGTGCCCGTCGTCATCCTCGATCGAGAACACGCGCGGCACCGGTGCGCGATTCAGGGTGATCACCCGACTCCCCCCGCGATGCGGCAAGATGCCCCCGGCGTGGTGCTCGGTGCGCTCGCGCACGATGAAGAACGTATGGCAGAAGTCCTCGATCGCTTGCTGTGCGCTCTCAACCAGGGCTTCTATCAGCTCCTGATCGTCGTCATTCGTCAGGCGCAGGTACTGCTTCACCTCGGCGTATTCGACGATGCTGTAGAGGTCCACGGCCATCGTTGGTCTCCTGGCACGTGTCTGCCGGTTGCTCCGCCGGGCCGGCGGTGGGGGCCTCCGTCGGGCGCGGGACCGGTGGCCTCCCGCGCCGACGCTCCGGGATCTCAGACGGCTGAGTCCGGAGAGCCCGATCCCGCTTACTGCGAGCGCCGGTGCCCACGCACCACCACGGCGCCGATGAGGCAACCCGTGTTCGGCGAGCCCGTGATCGTCACCTTGGCCTGCAGATAGCGCTTGTCGCCGACGTATGCCACGGCGTAGGTCTGCTTCTCCTGGCTGGCGCCCGAGACGGTCGGCAGCGAGCCGATCAGGTCGCCGGCGGCCACATCGCTCCAGGTCGCGTGATCGTCGGACTCGCGCAGCACGAGCGCGTGTGAGCCGTCGACCCAATCGCCCACGTCGTAGACGACCATCGCCGACTCGTAGCCCTGCAAGTCGAAGTAGCTGCCGCTGGCGCTGGCGCTATTCACTTTGGGTTCCAACACTTGCGCCACGCTGGTGGCGTGGTAGAGCTCCCGGGTCATCGCCGCGGAGCTGGCGGCTGGTTGTGACATGATGGTTCCCTCCCTGCCCCTGCGCCCCCTGCGGGGGGGCTAATAGCGAGGCTGCTTCGCGAGCCTCGCGTCAGCAGGCTCGCAAGTCGCGTGCGCAGCACCGCCGCGACTAGTCGTTATCGCCGATGATAAAGGCGTTCGAGCGCAGTGGTTGGCCGCCCGTGCGCGCCGTCGCCAGCAGCGCCACGTTGGGCGCGTAGCGTTCGACGAGGCGCTGCACGCGCAGGTCGCGGCGGTCAGCGATGGCGTAGTAGCTGAAGTCGCCAAACACGAGGCTCTTGTTCGTATGCGTGTTCCCGTCCGGCATGAACTCACTGGTTTTGACGGGGCGCGCCAGAATCTGGGTCGGGAGCTGATTGGGGGGGAAGATCGGAAAGCCCGCGCTGGTTTCGAGGAGGAGTACCAGGCCGTAGGTGAGCGAGTTCATCAACCAGGTGGCGCGTTGGCGATACTGCGCCGGCAGCGCCGTATACACGCCGACCAACCCGGCGTAAGTCCAATTGGTGTCATGGCCGCTATGCACCACGTCGGCGCCGCTGTTGAGGAGGCCCATCGGCATCCCCACCCCGGAGCCCGCGATGAAGCCGTAGTCCTCATCAAGGCTCTTGGTCTCGGCCAGGATGCGCCGCACCTCGGCCTCGAGGTCGACCACGGGGTCTTCCAACATCTCCGGGGTGATTTCGATCACATTCGGCTGCCAGATATGCACCGGCACCCGCTCGCGCCCGAAGGTCGGCTGATTCTGGGTCGTCAGGGCATCGCCGCCGGTGACGGAGCCTTCGGCCTTCCAGTTGCCGGCCAATCCGGAGGGATAGGCTTTGTTGCTGGAGGCCTTGATGGTCAAAAAGGTCCCGGCGCCGCGGACGGTCGGCCGCACCCGACACATCGGGCGCATCACCGCAAAGCCGGCCATGTCGCTAATCAACTCGGCGTAGAACTCGTCGGGGACGAGCGACCCGCCGAGCAGATCGTTGCTGCTGATCAACGCGTGGCGCTCGACCGGGCCGCGCATGAGCAGTTCGCGCTCGGCTTCATTGCACAGCGCCAGGCCGTATTGCAGGAACTTGTGCCAGGCCTCGCGGTGGGCCGACGGCCTGGCGGCCTGCGCCTCGGCGCCCCGGGTCGTGACCGTGTGCACGGGCGCGGTGTAGTGGGCATACTGTGCGTCCAGGTGGGTCTCCGCCTCCTGGCGTTTTTTCAACTGTTCGACCTCGGCATGCAGCGCGGCAAACTCGCCCATGGCCTTGTCGAACTGCTCTTGCTTGTCAGCCGGCCACACGACCGCGTCTGACAGCTCGTCCTTGATCGCCTTGGCGGCATGCAGCACCTTGAGGGCCGCCTCGGTTTTGTCCTGGATGAGTTGTGCGAGCATAGGGCCTCCTGTGCCGTGTCCCTGGTCGGTCCTGCGCTCGACCCAGGTGGGTGCCTGAACAGGCGGCCCGGCGTGGTAGGAGCTACGGAATGGCAGTGTCTGTCGGTTAGAGCACCAGACTCGCGCCGGCCAGCTCGGCCGCGCGCAAACGTTGCAACCGTCCAGCCATCGCCGTGAGTGCCTGTTGGTCCTCAGGCGGCTCGGCGGCGGTTAATAACGCCTGCAAGGCCGTGACCGCGTCCTGCAGGAGCTGTTTATTCTTGGCCGAGAGCACTTTGCCCTCGGACAGTTCACGCATGGCGGCGAGGTCGCTGCCGATCGCCCAGGGGCATATCGCGGCCCCCCAGAGATCGAGCGTCGCCAGGCGTTGCACCGTGGGGTCCCACGGCGCGAGAATCGCGTCATCGTGGAACATCTGCGCCATCTTCGCGAAGTAGCGGCTCAAATGCGTTTTCACCCGCGCCACCTCGTGCACGGGAATCGTCACGCCCGCGCGCGCACCCTGGACGGTCGCCGCGGCGGCAAAGATCGCCCGGGGCACAGCGCGCAACTGGCCGTCGATCACATCCGCAATCGGCAAGGCAAAGCCCTCAAAGCTGTCGGCGCTGTCGGGGTCCGCCCACACGTAACTCCGCCGATAGTTGGGAGTCGGTCGCTCGTCGACCTGGGCCCAGGCGCGCACGCGTGCCTCGGCGGCGGCGGGGTCCCAGGCATACGCACGCGCGGCGAGGGGGAGGTCTTGGAAGGGCACGACGCTTTGCACGTCGATGATATGCGCGGCGGGGTCGGCGCCGAAGGTCACGGCCGAGGTCTCCCAGAGGCGGACCTCGTGCAGGTGGCGCAAGGTGGGCAGCTCGCCGCGCTCCTCGAACTCGTACCGGATCGGGTCGAAGCCGATGCTCAGGGCCCGCACGGCCCCCGCTTTCATGAGCTGCAAGCGCTCCTGGTTGGTGCCCGTCGGCACCACTTTGGCGCGGATCTCGAGGCCGAGCTCCGTCTCGTGCAGCTCGGTATGGTAGCCCATGACCTCTTCGACGTTGTGTTGCCACAAAAATGGCACCTGCTCCGGCTTCTTGTCCTGCAAGGTCTTCGTGAAGGCGCCGCGCTCGATGACGGTCGGCGTCCAGGTGTCGATCAACGAGCCGAAGACCGCGGCGATGCCGACGACGGTGCCGCTCTGATCATCGACCTGGAACTGCTCCGGGAGAAAGGCCAGCCGCTCGAGGCTGGCCGGTCCACCGAATCGTTTCATGGTGTCCTCCTTAGGCCCCGGCGAACTCCAGGGACATCGCGCACCTGCACTGGGGATGGGCGACCGGATGCATCAACGGTCCCACCGGGGTCTGAAACGGCTCGGTCAGGCCGACGCCCCGAGGATTCATGCTGGGAATCGGCGCGCAAATGGCCTGATCGAGGCGATCGTCAGGGGTCACCAGCCAGTGTCGCCGGGCCGCGTGGGGATCGATCAGCCCCTGCTCCACCCCTTGGAGCCAGAGCTCCTGCTGGCCGGCATTGGCGCTGGTGATCGTCTCGGTCCTGGCGATCAGCTCGGCCCGGTAATTGAGCAGCTGGCGGGTGTAGCGCGCCGCGGCGGTCGCGATCGTGTCGGCCGACGTCCCGGCCTCGGTCAAGCGCGTTTCGAGGTTGGCCACGGCCTGGGCCTGGCGGGTCGTGAGGCCGATGCGGTCGCGGATCTGCTGGGCCGCCTGGCTGGGCCCCAGGTCGCCGCTGATGGCGCGGCTGATCGTGTCGCGGATGGCGTCGCGCGTCTCGGTGCTGACCTCGGTCACCAGGCGGGCGGCATTGGCCTTGGCCCATTCCACCGCGCGCGGATTGGTCAGGTCGAAGCTGATGCCGAGGGCCGCATCCTCCGGGAGATACGCCTGCATAGCCTGCGCCGCGTCGGCGAAGACCAGCTCCAGATGGGGCCGCAGCGCCTTGTCGAGCAGGAGCGGGCCGTTCACCTCCCAGCCGATGGCCTGCATGGCGGCGTGCACGTCGCCCGCCTCCACGGCCGCGAGCAGCTCCTCCATGGCCACCTGGCGTTGCGCCGCATCCATCGCCGCAAGGACGTCCTGGATCATGCGCTCGGCCTCGGCATCGGCGATCTGGTGCAGGATCTGCCAGAATTCGGGCTCCGTGGCCAAGCGTTCTCGGGAGATCGCGGTTGCGTGCTCGCGATGGCGCGCGTGCTGGGTACGTCGCTGCCCCACGACGGCGATCACGCCCTCCTCGAGGGCCACCTTCGTCAGCGCGCCCTCCACGTCGGAGGCGGGCCATTGGTCGAAATGCCACCAGTGGGACTCCTCGCCCGGCTCGCTGTCGAGATAGCCATGGTCGATGATCCACTGGTGTGCATCGTCCACCTGGACGAACACCTTCTTGTCAAGCAGGATGGACTGTATATTGGCCTGGTTCGGCGTCTTGCCGCCGCCGATCGACCCGGGTAAATCGGCGGGCACCACGTCTGAGCGGATGGTGGCATTGAACACATCGCCATCGGGGACTGGGGGCTGCTTGACCAGGGCGCGCGATTCATTGCGCGTAAGCATGCCGCGCCACCAGCCATCCAACGCCAGCCGCCGCACGCTGTCCTGGTCTTCCTGCAGCGCTGGCACTTGTGACACATCGAAGCGAATGGTCAGGTGGCCGCCGAAGTCGCTGGCCAGCCCCATCGTGAGCTTGGCGCCGAGGCGTCGGTACAGGGGCATCAGCGTCTCGATCCAGAAGCTGCGCAAGGCGGCGTTGTAGTTCGAGTAGGTGGCGCGTTCCAGCCCCGAGAGCATGCCGACGATGATGGGGGGTACGCCGAACATGGCGCAACAGCGCGTCTCGGTCTGGGACAGGATGCCGTCCAGATTGAGCTCGTTCAGCTTCTGGCCGATGTCCTGATACTCCGCGCCGCCGTCCAGCACGGCGAGACGGTTCCAGCCACGCGTGCCGCTGTACTCCTCCTGCCACAGCAGCTTGATGCGCTCACGCTCGGCTTTCTCGACCCG